GCGTGACTGTCGAGTTGGAGGACTTATTGAAAAAAATATCACAGCTTTGCCAGGTATCACAGAACACAGGTTCAATCAACTGCAAGAAATCGAAGCAGTATTAAATTATCTCAATATACAACTACGCAAAATACGCCGCAAGCATTTTCAAAAATATCTTGAAGGATATGCTCGAGCACTTACCAGCCGTGATGCTGAAAAATATGTAGATGGCGAGGACGAAGTGATTGATTTTGAAACTATTATCAATTCTGTTGCACTATTACGCAATCAATTCTTAGGAATCCTTAAAGCCCTGGAATCAAAGAATTTCATGCTTGGACATTTAGTTAGACTTAAATCTGCAGGGATGGAAGACTACACCGTATAATAAATCATGTAAATTTGTAGCTTATAAATATCACTACAAATCATGAAGAAAATTATTCTAATCTCGGGCGGTTATGATCCTATTCACAGTGGGCATATCGCCTACATACAAGCAGCAAAAAAGCTTGGTGATATACTTGTGGTGGCTGTAAACAGCGATGAATGGCTTGTTCGAAAAAAAGGACGAGCATTCATGCCCCTACACGAACGTCTTGCTATTATAAAGAGTATCCAGGGCGTGGATTTTGTTGTAGGATTCGACGACTCTGATAATTCAGCATGTGCTGCTATTAACATGACTAGACAAAGCTATCCAACCGATAAAATTATCTTTGCAAATGGGGGCGATAGAACAAGAGAAAATATCCCCGAGATGCGCATCGTTGATGATAATCTGGAGTTTGCGTTCGGTATCGGTGGTGATAATAAAATGAATTCCAGCAGTTGGATTCTGCAGGAATGGCGTGCCCCAAAAACACCACGCTCGTGGGGTTATTATCGAGTGCTGCACGAAGCTGCACCCAGAGTCAAACTTAAAGAGCTTACTGTAGAGCCCGGGCAGCGTCTAAGCATGCAACGACACAGTAATCGTGCTGAGTTTTGGTTCGTCACAGAAGGCGAAGCCACAGTATACGGTATCAACAGAAAAACCGACACAGAGCTAACTGGTAAGTTTACCGAGCACCAACACTTGTGGATAGCCAATAATGATTGGCATCAATTGGCCAACGAAACCTTGTTGCCATTGAAATTAATTGAAATTCAATACGGTGACAATTGCATCGAAGACGATATAGAAAGAAAATAATGAGTAAATTTGGAAAAGTCTGGGGACAAACTGAACTGCTTGAAGCAAACGGTGTATTGGAATTTCATCGCATCGAAGCAACAGCAGGTGGTACTTGCTCAAAACATAAACATAAATTTAAATGGAACGGATTCTTTGTTGAATCTGGACGCATGATTATCCGTGTGTGGAAAGGTAACTATGATTTAATCGATGAAACTATACTAACAGCAGGACAATATACAAAAGTTGCTCCCGGTGAATACCACCAATTCGAAGCTGTAGAAGATTGCGTGGCATTTGAATTATATTGGGCAGAGTTTGATCACAACGACATCGAACGAGAAACTGTGGGCAATCTAAGGAAAAATAATGACATTTAAGATTTTCATTGGATGGGATCCTCGCGAAGCCGAAGTGGCAGAGGTATGCAAGCATAGCATACTTAAACATGCAACCATGCCAGTCGAAATATACATGCTCAAACAACAAGACTTGCGTGATAAAGGTATCTACACCAGAGCAATAGACGAAGAAGCAGCCACAGAATTTACATTCACACGATTCCTTGTACCACACTTATGTGATTATACAGGATGGGCAATATTTGTCGATTGTGATTTCCTGTTCACGCATGATGTGCGAGAACTATTTCAACAAATCAACGATGATATAGCAGTTAGTGTTGTGCAACACGATTATGTCCCAACCAACACGATAAAAATGGATGGCAAAGTGCAACATCAATATCCAAGAAAAAATTGGAGTAGCTTGATGCTGTTTAATTGTAGCCATCCTGATACTCAACAACTGACAGCAGAAGTAGTTAACTCCGAATCAGGAGCATATCTACATAGATTAGAATGGACCGAGAATATTGATAGTTTAGATAAATCATGGAATTGGTTGATAAACTGGTATCACGAACCTGCTGATGGAACACCCAAAGCATTGCATTATACCGAAGGTGGTCCTTGGTTTCCTAATCATGAAAAAACAGAATATGGTGCGCACTGGGCCAATGCTTACCACGAATGGAAAACTAGTTTAATACCTAACCCAGCACCTTCGAGATTTGATACAGTACCTACAGAAATAACAGCATTGTTTGATGATATATTAAAATTTCGAATTGATCCGCAGGAACAGTATTATGCAGGTACGATAGATAGAATTAATCAAACACTTGTGACCATAAACAATCAAGCCGCATTTGCGGTCGAGGCAGATACTATGATAGATATTAACAGTAGACAACAAGGCAAAGGGGCAGATTATGATCCGTACCTGGCAAGCTTTATTCAAGGATCTGGCGGACAGATTACTGTATGGGATCAAGTTAAAGATTCCACGGTGCCATTGGTTCTACGCGGAGTAACAAAAAGAAAACATATGGAAGCATGTCAACAGGCCAATCGAGACTTCTATTATATTGATACTGGATATTTTGGCAATGTCAGGAAAAAACTATATCATAGAATTACCAAAAACAACATGCAGAATTTAGGGCCGGTGATTTCACGCCCACGCGACCGTCTGGCAGCAACCAAGTATCGTGCAAGGAAATTTAAAGGAGGAGCAAATATTTTGTTAGCACCACCTAGTCAGAAATTGTTAGCTGTGTATAATCTTGATCTTGCAACTTGGATACAAGAAACAACGGAAAGATTACGACTGTACACAGACAGAAATATTATCATTCGAGAAAAAGCTGGACGTACTGAACGAGTTACAACAGATACAATGGAAATGGCTCTTGACCGTGATGTGCATTGTTTGGTTACCTTTTCGAGTATAGCAGCAGTAGAAGCGGTGTTGCTAGGAAAGCCTGCAATTGTTCTTGGCCCAAGTGCAGCTCATGCAGTATGCAGCACGGATTGCAAAGATATAGAAAATCCATTTATCCCCACATTAGACCAAGTTGAAGAATGGGCAGCACATTTGGCCTATTGTCAGTTTACTGAAGTTGATATGAAAACTGGGTTTGCTTGGCAGATACTAAATGACAATGCCTGATGTCATAGTATATCTAAGTTCTATACTAAAACAAACTCCAAGTAGAAAATTGGAAGTGCTGTTGGCATTTGCGGATGGTGCTAGACATGCGGGTGCAACGGTGCATGTAGAAACACAATATGTATATACACCATCTAAACTGGCCGTAATATTAGGCTGGCCAAGTCCAGAACAACGTGCTCCAAACATTAAATTACGTGCAGAGATAGTGGCTAAACAACAGCAGCAACATAACTATACCATGTGTATCGATGGAAGCTGTTTTAAATTCCTAGATCATACCAGTCAATATCTACGTTATAGTATCAACAGCCCATATTATGATATTGGAGAATATGCAAACAAAAATGCTGATGCTACCAAGTGGAATCAACTATCACAAGCTATCGGAGCAAACGTAAGAGACTGGAAGACCACCGGTGATTACATCCTGCTACTGTTACAACGCGATGGAGGATTTGGTATGAAAGGACTCGATCCAGTATCTTGGACACAAGAAAAAATCAAAGCGATACGTCAATATACAAATCAACCTATTGTATTGCGTCCTCATCCTGGAAAAATTAGTGATATTAAGCATCTTGCCGTGCCAGGAATTACTATAAGTGATAGTGCGACTCGCTCGTTACAAGCAGATCTACAACATGCTCAATCTGCCTTTGTGTTTAATAGCAGCAGTGGTGTGGCAGCGTTATTGTACGGAGTTCCGTTGTGGATTGACGATCCCAGCAGTGTGTGCCATGCTGTATCGCACACAGATATCAGTACATTGCTCAATCCTGTATATCCAGATAGAACACAGTGGTTACACGATCTCGCCGCATGTCATTGGACTGATGAAGAAAGCCGGCAAGGTCTTATCTATAAAAAATTCCTACCTTACTTGCTCACTTAACATATTCATATCTTATACCAATCATTACAGTTAGTTTCGGTATCTCTAAACCACCAATATAGAGCAGGCCCTGACCAGTTACTAAATTTTTCCTGATACCACTCTATGGTTCTATAATAATTAATATGGGCTGCATCGTATATACGTTTTTTACTCTTAGGCGCAGCACTATGCATTCCTATAAAAACAAATTTAGTTGCGTAGTTCATAAGTTTATCCTTAATCCATGGAATATCAACGTCTGGGATACTACCAAGAACTTGTGTACAAATAACAGCATCAAATTTCTTGTCAACGGGTTCTATATTAAATTCTTCCACACATGGATCAAATTTATAAATTGATTGGGCATTTATCCGTGTTTGGAATGTCATAGGTTCTGTATTCACATGCGGTGGTGCACCGTGTAACACATAAGAATTCAGTGTGGAGTATTGTTCTCCTTTACCACACCCATAGTCTAGTACTGTTTTAGCATTGTATCGATCCATAAGAGCCCTTATCTGATTATGATAATTTTTGCTATCATTGCCGGCCCAATTTTTAGTATTATTTCGTTGAAACTCTCGTCCCAACTCTACACTTTGTGAATAATATTCCGATGGCATGTGCTTATTTTCTCTCTATAAATTCTAACATGGGATTTATTAATTCTTCCTTCAAGCCCGACAGTATTCTATCTGTATTATAGAATAAGTTATAATTATGTTCGGTACGACGAATAGTTTCCTGATCAAATGGTGCCCCGGCAAAGTTTATAATATTATCGATTATGATATCTAGCTTGTCCTGAAATACATTAGTAGTATCATAGCTTTCGTCAAATATATTATCAAATGTTTCAAACCCTTGGGATTTTAGATATGCAAGTGCACCGGGCGCACTCATTAGCATAAATGGATGTTTAAATGCTATCGGTTTATAAGTTTTTTCAGTTAAGAATAAAGACATAGCACCCCATTTTTTTGCAGTTTCGAGTACTATGCTATAACAAGTTTGATTATACCAATCAGGATTTGAATACGCCCAATCTACTCGCTTGCCGGACCGGACAATAGGTCCGGGCAGATGTTGTCCTTTTGACATACAACTCCATAAAGACTGGTCGAGCCAGGGAGTTAGGGCAGTCAATACTTCTTCTCTCCAGCCTCTGTTATGTCCAATTGGCAGTAAAAACTTTTTATTATATGTTCTGTCGGGCATATAGGGATATATTTCTCTAGCTCTCCACCAAAGACTAAAGTGATACCAAAAAAAGTTAGGCATGAATACGGCATTTTCTACTGTGTCTCTTGAGTGATTACCGTATATAAAATAATGTCGATCTGACCTATGGTTGTATACTTTCTTTCCCCACTTACCCACAAAGCTTTCCCAGGTCACATCGACGATTAGTTTTCTATCAATAAATTTATTCCTATGTTCCGGATCAGCATATACATTACATCCGGTTACAAATGTAGTATCATTGGAATAAGTTTTAGTTTCATCGTAATGTTCTATGTTAAAATATTCATCAACCATAAATTTAAACCAATCGTCATGAAAAAACGACCAAGTCTGATACGGTACCCCATACAATACCAGTAATGGTTTGGGCTTTTTTAAAGTGTCATGCATTATTTGTATGCCACTATTCTGCTATCATTTATAGTTTTCCTATATTTAGGATCTTCAACAATTGTTTTACTATATCCATTTTCTTTGTATAGAAAACACATACTTTCTACACTGTATCCCCACTTGTGTAACATTGCTATATCTTGGTATCTTCTCATATTTCCATAGATACCAGTAAGTCCGTTTTTTTGAACTTTTTTATTAGTTGAATACATTCGACTAGGATCGGCTACAATAAATTCACACATTTTTAAAAAGTCCGGCCACTCTGTTGTTACAAAACCATTGGGTTTTAAAATCCTACGCCACTCTTGGATCATCGCAGGAACTTCTCCAGGTGGTATGTGTTCGATTACATGGACTGTAAGTATCTCATCCACAGAATTATCTGGAATGGGATAAGGATCAGTAATGTTGTGTATAATCACACCGGGTTGGCCTACACAATAATCGCCATCAACATTGATCCATCCATCATATAGATTTGGACCACAGCCCAGGTGTAACTTGATCTGAATTTGTTGTTTTAATAGAGCTTGTACTGTTTGTTCAAGCACGAATCTATTTCCCTAACGAATATTTAAGATTGTTAACAATTCCAAAAAAGTAAAGATCAGAGGATTTTGTATTGTTAGAAAATTCATATTTAGAAAATGTTTCATCAAAATTTATATTGGTTCTAAAATCTTCTTCGGTTAAATTTTTATAATAATCCCAACCCTTGGCCACGGTTAACGGGCTTTTCCTAGGAGAGGTTCTGGATGTTCCGTGTTCTTTTCTTCCGGTGGTGGCACAAGTCATTATTACTAATCCATCTGGCTTGCACATCCTATACATATTTTCAAAAGTTTCTAGCCAATAAGGATTGTGCTCAAAGCATTCACAAGAAATCACAACATCGTACGAATTTGATTCTCCTTGGAAAGTTTGCCCTTCACAGACCATATCAACACCCTTACCTTCGCCAACATCGAGTCCGGTGTAATCACAATTTTCAAAAAATGTCCGTACACTACCATTAATATCTAAACTACCTACTTCTAAAATTTTTTTATTTTGAAAATAATTAAGATAATTTGATTTAATTGAATTTACGTATTCTATTTGCTGTACATGCGACATTATGTCTCCGTTAAATGTAATTGTTTTATAATTGTGTTGATTAACTGTTTACTTAACACCTGTGCTGAATAATTTTCCTGTGTGTATTTCTGCCCGGCAGTGATCATTTCAATTACTTGATCAGGATTAGCACAGGCCCACTTAATTCCTTCGATATAATCACCTTGCCAGGTATATGGAGCAAACTCTTCGTAACTTGCCAGTGGTGTTGTGATTACAAATCGCCCAGATATTAAACTGTCAATTACCCGATTAGCACTTTTAGTATCTGTTCTTGGATTATCAGTTTGTACTGGCATCAGTACAATGTCACAATTTTCTAATAATTCACCTTGCAGTTGCCAAGACCATGTTCTCATATCCAGTTTATCAAAATTGATCCCGCTAATAACACCACGATCTTGCCGCTTCTGCATCTTACCCAACAACCTATCGGTTTTACTGCTAATCATGGTATAACAATAATTACCTATCTCTGTTTCAAGACGTTGCCATACCTCTACTATGGGGAAAAATTTAAAACTTGATTGACTCCCAAACCACAATAATTTAAGTTCTTCTCCAGGAGAAAAAACAGGATCGAGACGGGGACGTTCATATGGGTCTGGCATTACCAGAGCATCTAACCCGGTATGTTCTTTAACACTTATTCCCATTTGTATGCTATTAACAGATACAACATCGGCAAGCCGACAACATGGTTCATACTCTGCTTGTTCACCAAATTTATTGTCACATAAGTCATAAACTGTTTTAGCACCAAGATCTTTGGCCTGTTGTATCTGTTCGGGCTGACTAAGTTTTAAAAATATTACCAACGTATCAGAATCAACTTCATTCCAATCTTCTAATATTTTTGCATCATATCCTTGTTCAACCAGAGCCTGACAAGTTACTTCACCACGCAACCGATGACTGGCACGCCTGGTTTTGTATTTGCTACTTGTGAATCGTATTTTCATTGTAGTAACTCGGTATTCATAGTCATGGACATAGCTTTTATTAATCCGTTTTCAGGAGAAAAATAAGGATGCAATTGCACAATACTTGGATCACATACTTTAATATCAGCTGCATAACTTCCTAACTGCTGATCGGACGGTAAAAATCCATTTATTTTAATCCATTCAACAAGTTTTTTAGCTGCATGCGGTTTGATAATATAAGCATAAGATCCTCTTGAATACCAGCCGGCACCTTGATTCATATCCTCATTACATGAGCCAACCCAGGGTGCAACTGTTTTTATTTCTAATGGGTTGTTTGCATCTTGTTCTATCCTGCGTGTATATTCTTTGCTATAGGGATTTATATAATCTAATTTTAAGATATCTGAAAATCGTTTTTCAATAAGTTTCGGAATAGCCT